TATGAAAAAATACAAAGCAATGTCTAAACTTAAAACAAGTAAATGTATTTTAAGCGAGGCATTAAAAGATACTTTAGTAATGAATATGTATCTCGATGAAACAATAAAGGAGGGAAGATGAACAAGGGGTGGATCAGCGTTTGTTGTAGCTATAAACCTTTATATGATGTAGATAATAAAAACTATGGTATATGTGCTTGGTGTCGTAAGCCGAGTATATTTAAAGAATTTAAAAAAAGGAGAGTTAGAAATGAAAAGAATATATAGTGAACATTTAACAAATGATGAGTATAGTGCTTGGCTTGATTATATGCTATTAATACCTTGTCCATTGTGTGAGCATTGGCATAAAAATAAT